GACACGACAATTAAAGAAGTCAAATTTGAAGATGGATTATTGATGGTTGTTATTGGAAAAGTTGTGCCAGAGCACCATGCTCGTAAAGACTACTTATAAATAAAAATAAAAAATGTTAACTTTCCAGCAGTTTATGGAAAAAGTGGGTGATTTTGGTAATCCACCACAAAAAACAAAGGTCAAATGCTATAAGACAATTTCTTATGCCATGGCCCCTGGTGGCAAAGCATGTGCCAAACGCTCATCATCTAGTGCTGCTGGAGACTAAATAATATTGAATATCGTCGGCGCTATGCCACGGGAGGTAACTGGCAAAATCCAGTTGACACCTCCCTTTTTTATTGCTAAAATGAGTTTATCTTGGGGAATATTATGACTGTAAAACTTTTACTTTTGAAATCAAATGACGATGTTATTGCAGATGTGCATGAATTATCAGTTGAAGAAAAAACGGTTGGATATCTTCTAAAGAAACCATATATTGTTAAAATTAAAACGGCAGAAGTTTTATTTGAAAATACTACAAGTAACGGAAACAATGTTGCCGTAACATTTTATCCATATATGCCATTATCTGATCAGAAAGAAATTCCAATTCCATCTGATTGGGTAGTAACTATTGTCGAACCAGTCAAACAAGTCAGAGAAATGTATGAAGAAAAAATCAATCAACAATGTGAAACTAGTAGTATTGACGAATCAACAAATTCTACTCTCACAGATTAAAGAAGTTGAGGCAGATATTGGACAACCAGACTGCCAACTTGTGAATCCTTTTTTGTTAGATCAATTAACCGAGACTATACAACCTTGGTTACTAAGTTTTTCATCACAGGATATTTTTATGATTCACTCGGACAAGATATTAACTATTGCATCTCCGAGTCCTAAACTTTTGAAACTCTACGAAGATAGTATTACAGAATGAGGTTTTACACTAACGTCCAAATGATTGGAAACAAATTTCTAGTACGTGGTTACGAGAATGGAAGAAGTTTCATGGTCAAAGAAGAATACTGTCCAACACTCTTTATAAAAGCAAATAAACAAACTCAATACAAAACTTTGGACGGCACTTATGTTGAAGCAATTCAACCTGGGTATGTGAGAGACTGTAGAGAATTTTATAAAAAATATGAGAATGTTGAAAATTTTCAAATTTTTGGAAATGATCGATATATTGCACAATATATCTCTGACAAATATCCAGAAGATGAAATTAAATTTGACATTACAAAAATCAAATTGACAACAATTGATATTGAAGTTGCTTCGGAGCAAGGATTCCCAGACACAGAATCTTGCTCCGAAGAGATTCTGACAATTTCAATTCAAGATTATGCTACTAAAAATATTATTACTTGGGGTGTAAAACCGTTTAATAATAAACAAAAAAATGTAAAGTATATTGAATGTCGATCCGAGCAGCATCTTCTTTCAAACTTTATTGATTATTGGGATGCAAATATCCCTGAAGTTATTACGGGATGGAATATTCAACTCTATGATGTTCCTTATATTTGTGGACGTTTGTATAGAGTTTTGGGTGAAAAACAAATGAAAAGATTTTCTCCTTGGGGATTAGTCTCTCAGGATGAAATCTATATTTCTGGAAGAAAGAATATTGTTTATGATGTTGGTGGAATTACTCAACTAGATTACTTGGAATTGTATAAAAAGTTTACTTACACAAATCAGGAGTCATATCGTCTCGATCATATTGCTTTTGTGGAGTTGGGGCAAAAGAAACTCGATCACTCTGAGTTTGACACATTCAAGGATTTTTATACTCAAAATTGGCAAAAGTTTGTAGAATATAATATTGTTGACGTAGAGCTTGTTGATCGCTTGGAAGATAAGATGAAACTTATCGAACTGGCAATCACAATGGCATATGACGCAAAAGTAAATTTTGCCGATGTATTCTATCAGGTTAGAATGTGGGATAATATTATCTACAATTATCTTAAAAAAAGAAACATTGTCATCCCACCAAAAGAGAGATCTTCTAAAAATGAAAAGTATGCTGGTGCTTATGTAAAAGAGCCTAAACCAGGAGTGTATGATTGGGTGGTCAACTTTGACTTGAATTCTCTGTATCCACATTTAATCATGCAATATAATATTTCACCAGAAACTTTGGTAAATGAAAAACATCCAACAGCATCTGTAGATAGAATCTTAGACCAACAAATAAATTTTGAATTGTATAAAGACTATGCGGTATGTGCAAATGGCGCCATGTATCGCAAGGATGTGCGTGGATTCCTTCCCGAATTGATGGAAAAGATGTATCAAGATCGGGTAATTTTTAAAAACAAAATGATCGATGCTAAAAAACAGTATGAAAAGAAAAAAACGAAAGAGTTGGAAAAGGAAATTGCAAGATGTAACAACATCCAAATGGCGAAAAAGATTTCCCTTAATTCTGCTTATGGCGCTATCGGCAATCAGTATTTCCGCTATTATAAACTAGCAAATGCTGAAGCAATCACATTGAGTGGACAGGTTTCTATTCGTTGGATTGAAAATAAAATGAATGCTTATCTGAATAAAATTCTAAAAACTGATGGAGTTGATTATGTTATTGCTTCAGATACTGATTCTATCTATCTTAATATGGGCCCTTTGGTTGACAGTGTATACAAAGGAAGAGAGAAAACTACTGAAAGCGTTGTCTCGTTCCTTGATAAGGTCGCTTCGATGGAACTTGAAAAGTATATTGAAGGTTCTTACCAAGAATTGGCTGACTATGTGAATGCATATGATCAAAAGATGCAGATGAAGCGTGAAAACATTGCTGATCGTGGAATTTGGACGGCCAAGAAAAGATATATTCTGAATGTTTGGAATAGTGAAGGTGTCGCTTACTCCGAACCTAAGTTAAAAATCATGGGTATTGAGGCAGTTAAGTCTTCTACTCCTGCGCCATGCAGAAAGATGATTAAGGATGCTTTGAAACTTATGATGAGCAGCACTGAAGAGGATGTAATTGACTTTATTGATGGTTGTCGTCGTGAATTTAAAATGCTTTCTCCAGAATCTATCTCTTTTCCGAGGACAGCTTCTGACGTTCAAAAGTATCATTCTTCATCTTTAATTTATCAAAAAGGTACCCCAATTCATGTTAGAGGAGCTCTCCTTTTTAATCATTACATTAAAACAAAAAATCTTACAAACAAATATTCTTTGATTAATAACGGAGAAAAAATTAAGTTTTGTTATCTTAAAAAACCAAATATTATACATGAAAATGTAATTTCATTCATATCAGATTTCCCTAAAGAATTGGGACTTGACAAATACATTGATTATGATTTACAATTTGAGAAGGCATTTTTAGACCCACTTAAAGCAATTCTTGATGCAATTGGGTGGAGCGTTGAAAAAACTGTAAACCTTGAAATGTTTTTCGGATAATGGATTTACCTATCGATGATAAAGACTTGAATGTAATTGTGGAATTACTACGACTTAGTGAAAATTCTGAATTGCACGAGAGATTAAAACTAACAAAAAAATTGAAAGATCAAGGATTACCTTATAAGAAAGTGCTCAGAGAGCAACATGGAATTATAGCATGAAAATAATACCAGTTAAAAATTTTTATTTCCCCAGAGAAAGTGAAATTTCTAAAATTGATTTGGAAATAATAAAAAATCATTCAAAATATTGTAACCCTTTGGCGTTTAACTTTGAAATAAAGGAATATAAAACTTTGTTTTTTCAAAATTTATACGACACATTTTTTAAAAAATGCTGCGAAGTTTTTGGTGAATTTACTATCTCCCCAAAAAATAAAAAAAGTATTTGGTGTTATTTAACTGACTGTGATTCAAAAGAATCCTTTTTTCATGATCATGTAAATACTTCCACAATAAATGGAGTTTATTATTATAAACTAAATGAAAATGATAGCATATCATTTTTAGAAAATAACGAAGAAACTGTATATTTTCCGGACGTAACAGAATTAATAATTTTTCCAAATACTTTGCTTCATAGACCAAATACACCTAAAGTAAAATCATATAGGTGCTCGTTTAATATTGAAATAACAACACAAGAAACATCAGAAGAACTTTTTAGTAGGATCAAGTGAAATGGATTTTCTTAAAGATATTGTAAAAGAAATTGGTGATGACTATACAAAGTTGGCATCAGATATTGATGAGACTGAGACTTATGTTGACACGGGTTCATACATTTTTAATGCACTGGTTTCAGGTAGCATATTTGGTGGTGTATCTGGGAATAAGATTACTGCTATTGCTGGAGAGTCTTCTACTGGAAAAACTTTCTTCTCTCTCGCTGTGGTTAAGAATTTCCTTGATAATCATCCCGATGGTTATTGTCTCTACTTTGATACTGAAGCTGCAATTACAAAATCTCTTGTGGAGTCACGCGGCATCGACACATCTCGTCTTGTCGTGGTTAATGTTGTCACCATAGAAGAGTTTCGTAGTAAAGCACTTAAAGCAGTAGATCTATACTTAAAAAAACCTGTAGAAGACAGAAAACCTTGCATCTTTGTATTGGACTCTTTAGGAATGCTATCTACAGATAAAGAAATTACCGATGCATTGAATGAAAAACAAGTTCGTGATATGACTAAATCACAGCTTGTAAAAGGTGCATTTAGAATGCTCACACTTAAATTAGGACAAGCAAATGTACCACTCATTGTCACAAATCATACATACGATGTCATCGGAGCTTACGTACCAACTAAAGAAATGGGAGGAGGTTCTGGACTCAAATACGCAGCAAGTACGATCATTTATCTCAGCAAAAAGAAAGAAAAGGATGGAACAGAAGTGGTCGG